GCGTTCCCATCTAAAGATCAAGATGGTAATGTCAAGGAAGGTGAATTAACAGTAATTTTAACACCGAGTGGAGCAGGAGCAAATAAAAATGCCTTTGCAAAACCAAGTGAAGGTGCTAATAACGAATATACCTTCTAATTAATTAGAATGTATCAAGCAGGGTGGGGTTTTTTTTCCCTTTCCGTTTTCCCCACCTTGCCTTAAAAAAGGATTTAATATGGCAGACAATATAAAAGAACCAACACACTACATAGCAAATAAGATTGAACCTATTGACTTTATAATTCAGAATGAATTTGATTTTTGTGAAGGCAATGTAATTAAATATATTTCTAGATACAAAAGAAAAAATGGTATCGAAGATTTAAAAAAAGCTAAACAGTATATAGATTTTTTGATTAAAAAAGAAGTTGAAAAAACTAAAAAAGTATGACAAAATTTAAAAGAATTATTAATGGTGAGTGTCATTTTACAATGATCGAAACCTTTGATGATGTAAAGAAAGCTGCAAACAACTCGAACAGAGGAGAGTTTGTAGAATGTAAGATTGATAATTTAAGATTCGATTTTACAACAGTAACAAAGGAGCATGATGGAACAAATCCGAATGCGTCTGCAGAAGCTAAAGGATCTTCAAGAGAAGAAACATCAGAAGTATCTGGAAGCAAAAGTGAAAGTAAATAAGTATCAACAAGATTCTTTTAATTTACTTTGGCGGATAGAGCAGACACAAGAAGAGTTAATGAGAGCAGAATAACTTATTAACTTAATGGTTGAAAAAAAACAAAGAAAACTGTAGGGGATCTATGACTATAAATGTAAGTCAACATTACAATAAGCACATAAAAAAACTAAATCAAAATCACTTTATCTATAAAGTTAAGAAAGCATTTTACCTTCTTACGAGCCAAGAAGAAAGATTATATGAGGTAGGGTTCTCGGAAGGATTTCTGTACGCAGCAGAACTAATGCAAAAAAAACCTATACTTGATAGTAATGATAAGAAACAAATCAATATCAAATATAAAAAAGCAAACATAGAAGTTGTTTCTAAACTTGTAGATAAAGTGTGTGAAAGATACACCGTAAGTAAGCATGATGTATTTAGTAAAGGTAGAACTACAGATGTAGTTAGAGCAAGAAGTATTGTTTATAATCTTTTACATGAAGAATACAATGTAAGTATATCTTCAATGGCTAGAGTATTTGATCAAGATCATACAACAGTAATCAACTCTCTTAAAAATAAAAAAGAAAAGAGAAGATACTGGAATCAAGGTAATACTATTTGGGATGAGTTTGAAGAGTTAAGAAGAATTACTTTTTAAATCCAGACTTCATATTCTTATAAGCCTTTGAAGATATAGTAGATTTCTTTTTACTTCTTGAAGTACCAGCTTTTTTTCTTTTGTTTATATTATAATACAAACCTTTTTTAGCTGTCTTACCAGTAGCTGTTTTGTGATAACCTTTTTTCATTAGTGTTCTCCTGTTGTTGTTTTACTTTTAACTCACAATAGTTGTCAAAGCAAGAGCCATCTTTACCATCATGGCAAAAGTATTGTTTCTTTGCTGTGATAATCCAACCACCTTCATCACTCATTAATTGTCTGTTGCATTCTTGACAGTAGCCACAGATTAATGATTGAACTTTTTTTTTCTTCCAACCTTTTTTTTTCATTAACAGTTCCAAGCTCTCAAGGATTTATTTATTCTTGAGTTAGGATCTCTTGCAGTTTTAGCTGAAGTTAATTTTTTCTTCATCCCTTTCATCCTCGCACAGAAACTAGCTCTTCGTTTGTTGCCTACTTTTTTACTTGGTGCTTTTAAATTTCCACCAGTAGCTCTGTTGTATGATCTTCTACCTTTAGCATTCAATCCACCTTTAGGATTCTTTCCTGCTTTTCTCTGCCATGCTGCTGTCTTTGCCATAGTTTATTCCAATATTAATTTTTTAATTGATTTACTTCCGTCAATGTTTTCTTCTAATTCTGCTTTAGATTTTATACATTGATACTCAACATTATCATCTATCTTTCTTGATGCAACCCTCTTACCTTTCAAGCACTCACTCATAGATACTTGTATTCTATGTTCTTTGATCTCGTTATTTACTATCATCAACAATGCTACTACACTTTCTAACATTAGTGACCACTACCATTTCTAATTAATTTTTCTACATCTTCTTGTAGTTTTCTTACTTGTTCTTTAAGAAATTCTATATTAACTTTGTTAGTCATATTTTGTTCTTGGTTTTCAATTAATTTTTCTACATCTTTAAACACAGATTCAAGCAACATATACTGCTCTTGGTCTGTGGGTACTTGTTGACTTTTTTTTAACAAATCATTTTCAAATAATTCTCTTGATGTTTCTAATGAAGTTAATCTAGCGGTTACTTCTGTATATGCAAAGACACCCATAGCAACAGCAACAACAATACCAACCATATTTTTAATTGGCATAGCAACAGATGTGTTCTCACTTACTTTCATTTTTTTATTTCATTCTCAAAAGTTATATCAGTTCCATGATCTTTTTCTTTTTGATATGTTCTTTTAGAATTTTTCTTTTTCTTTTTTGGTTTTATTGTGAACATATCATCTACCCAAGCGCACCACTTATCTAATGTTCCAAATATTAAATAACAAAATTTATCTATCATACTACCTACCTTGTCTATGATATTTCTTATAGCTTCTCTTCTCTGATTTGTTAAGTTTTTTTTTGTGCCTTCTAGGTCTTTTAGGTGGCTTATCTCTAGGTACAAAATGTACAAATTTAATACGAGCCATTATCTTTTCTTTTTATATTTCTTTTTCTTCCTCTTCTTACCTGTTTGTTGTGCAAGAAGTGTAGGTTTTTTTCTACTATATTGTGATACCATCATGGTAGGTGCTTGATTACTCATTACTTCCTCTTAATTAAATCTGTTGCTTTAAGACCATAGACACTTGCGATGACCCCTACAAAAATTGATTGATACCAAAATGGTAGGTTAGAAAAGTATTCAAAGAAGAGCTGCATCTTTTCCATGTGTTCTGGATTGTCTGACCATACCGCAAATCCTAACATTACGATTGGCACAGAGAGTAAAATTAAAATGAACTCATCTTTCCAATCCGAGTTTCTACTCTCTAACAATTTACCTTGATACTCTGCTTCACCATTTGCCATCTTTTCTGCATGGTGCATTTGAGCATCTGCCATTAGCATTTTAGTTCTCTGTTTGTTTTTATATATATGACTACCAGCTTGTACTGCTAGTTTAATAGCACTTAACCACATTATATTATATCCTTTGCCTTACCTAATATTGGCTTGTATTTTGTTCTGCCTTCAGATCTATAAGCATGAAGGAATTGTTTTCTTGGTTTATCAGATATACTACAGTGTACCCATCCAGAGTTAGGTTCTCCAGAAGTATAGTATTCTAAAATTAATTGATCCCATTCTAAATTTTTATGAATCCAATCTACAAGATCTGCATTATCAGTTCCTACAACTTCGAAGTCTGCGGCTTCAGCTTTTGCGTGTTGACTATTAGCTGAACTACCAATGGCTTCGCAAAGAAGTGGAGATCTAAATCCAGAAGTTACCTTAACTCTACCGAAGTGATCTCTAACTGGTTGTAATATTTTTTCACAAAGTTCTTTTAGTTTTTCTATTTGATCTGCGTTAGGATTGTTATCAATACCTTTTCTTACAGCAGTATCTGATTTAATTAATTCTTGTAGTGTAAAGTTTCTTGAAAGTTTCATTCGTATATTATCCTCACATTAAGTTTCTTTTGTTCTTTAGTTCTTCCTCTATTAATAAAAGATCCTTTCCTATTTCTTTTGTACCCATCAGCAGGAATAGTTTTTGATTCATTCTTTCTATAATTTTTAGCTTTAACATCATAGGCAGTATACTCACCTGTAGACATATTTAAAGTAACAATATCTACTGGACCAAGACCACCAACAGGGGTAAATACAATAATATTGGGATCTTTTGCAAGTCTTAATTGAGCTTGAAGTTCTGTAGTTAAACCAACTACAGCAGATTTTCTTCTGTTAGCCATTATATTTAATAAAGCTTATCAATGATGCTATCGCACCACCAATGAGTAATAAAACTCTGAAGCCACCCTTGCTTTTATTTACATCAGCTCTTATTTCTTTTATATCTTTTCTCATTTCATCAATAGCTTTGAATAAAGTTTTCATTCTTTCAGCGCAAACCTTTTCATGATACGAGATACGAATAGAATTGTTATCTTCTATAGCAGACTTCAATGATTTCTTTTTAACTAATCTCATCTTGTCTCTCCAAGCAACCAAACTTAACATAAAGTTTTTCTTTATTAACTAACTTCTGATCCATTTGTTTTATTGTTGATCCAGCAATACTATAACCACCAATACCACACTCATAAAATGTGCCGAATTGTACTGATGCTTTCTGTGCAGTTTCGCAAGTTCCTGACAATGCAGAGCATATCTGTAGTATCAGAACAAATTTCATTATCTTGCAGTAGCTGGTATTGAAGAACTTACATTAGCCACAAGAGGTTCTGCTGCAAATGACATGTATATTC